ATGTTTGTCTTACACTTAATACTCCACCAGGTGTTCCATTTGATATGGAAAATCCTATGGCACCACTACTTTTACCAACAATTAAGGATGATAAAGGTGCTTCGGATGCATTAAGAGTTCTATTTAAAATTAGATCAGTTTTTGTTTGAATATCATATAGATGTAAATCCCATTTAGTAGAATCATTTTTATACTCACTATCCTTTAAATTAAATCCATATGCTCTTGCACTACCAATATTTTCTCCTGCTGTTTGTCCATCAATTGTATAAGATTTAAAAAGTTCAACAATTTCACCATTTTTAGGAACTCCTCTCACATTATAAACTGTTAATTTATTTGGTGATGTAAATGGTATTGTTACACTGTTTATTTTTTCAGTATCTCTTGGTTTCTCTACGTCAATAATTGTAGTGTATGGTTTATCTACCTGATAACCTTTGATATATGCTTTACCTGATGATAATTTTATTACCGCTAAGTCATCTGATGGAGTGTTTCCTTGATCTGTTTTTTGATCATCAAAGAAAATTCCATTACTACCAATTTTATCATTTAATGAATTATGAAGTGAAGGTATAAATGGTTTTGTTGTATAATTACCAGATTCATCATAAGTTCTTTCTGCGATATAGTCTTTTAGTAAATTATATCTGGTTTTTGTTTGAATTTTCTTTACTTTACCATCACTTACACGGAGTAATTCAACAAAATCAGTGTCATCTATGTCAGTTATTAATTTTTTAGTTAATGAAAGAGTTATCTTTAATCTGTCAGCGCCTGGTGCAGCAAAATTAGTGAATCCTTTAGCATTATCATATAATGATTCATCATCTTTTGCACTTACAAAAGATTCTGTTACCTTTAATCCTACTCTATAAGTAGGTGTATTTGTATAATAATCTAAAATTAATGTTTGTTGTGATACATTTACAAAATAACCTCTTATAAAATAAACACCTTTACCGATTGATGCAGCAGAACCTATGGATGTGGCATCTACACTAATTAAAGAAGCAAAATCTGTATTTGCTTGAATCGTTGTATTACCATATGGTATATTTTCATCACATATAAGTGCCTCCCCATCTTCGAATGAACTTGTTTCAAAGTTATCATTTCCATCAATATATTTTACATATATTGTAATATCGTCAATAGGATCAGTAGTTGGTAATGCAACCTTTTCAACCGTTGCACTTACATTTGATATTTTTCCTGTAATTGTTTTTCCAACAAGTTTATTAATGTAAAGAGATATATCTATTCCGAAATTTGTAGAGTTTAACTTAACTGCATGATATCTACTATCAAATACAATATTACCTGGTATGACAACAGATCCATTTTTGAATAAATGACTTCCAAAATCTTCAATTTGATTCTGCAAAATTGATTGTGAAGTAGTTAATTCTCTTGCCTGAACTGGGAAACCTGGATTAAATAATACCTTGTAAAAATTATTATCTGAATCGAAGTCATCGAAGTATGGACTTACATTTAAGTTTGATTTTTGTGCCATTTGTTTTAGAATTCCAGAATGATTTTAACGTCTTCTTTTTGCCTTGCGTCCCTTGTTACTAGGCCACGATTATCAATATAAATTATTTCACCTGTCTGTTTATTTATCTCAGGTTTAGCAAGACCATTTGTGAAATTTACACCCAAATTAACTACCTTATTGCTAACAACTGTAGTGCTACCACTGAAGATTGATATACCGATTCCAAGGGGGTCTACATTTCCCCCGCCTTGTACAAATTCGGTTATTCTACTTTCAGAACTTACTCCAACATAATCTGTTTGATTTGTTGGTGTATCACCTCCAAAATACAAAGATCTATCTCTTGAATATTTTAAGACATTAGTCTGTGTATTATATGATGTTACATACCCCTTTGCTGTTCCCTGAGTTATAATACTTCCAACATTAGGTGTTGTACTAGGATTTCCTGATAATTTCATCGCAAAGGCAGATGAAAAATTTATTTCATCAAAAATTGTATCTTCATCTGCAAATGTTGAAGGATTTTTAATTATTCCAACTTGAGAAAATTTAGTGGTCGTTGGAAAATCAGGTGTGGAATCATCAAATCTTGTGTAAATTAAAATTTTATCTGCACCAAGTTCTGTGTATAAATCATATCCATGTCCTCTTGATGGAGGAATTATAGGTATTAATTTTGCTCTATTCTCTAATGAGATTGTTGTTGTAACCTGAATTGGACCTAAGTCTACAATACCATAAGTATACCCAGTTCCACCACTCGTAACAACTGTTTTTGTTATTTTTCCATTTACATTAACTGTCACATTCACAATTCCACCTGTTCCATCACCTAAAATATTCAGAGAATGACTACCTTCCTGATAAGTGGAACTATTGGTGCTACCAGCATCTTCTATATAAACTTTCTTAATTTGATTATTGTTTATTCTAGAGTCTCCTGCTTCTCTCACTGCTTGTATTTGAGAATCAGTTGATGTTGACCAGTCATTTGGTAATGCTATGAATTCTGTCGAATCAAATTTTATGATATCACTCGGAGAAATTGTATAAAGATATTTCCAAACATATCCATCACCACTTGTACCAGCAGCAGAGGGTTCTGTATCAGTAAAGGTTGGTTCATCAAGTGAGTTACCACCTTTTGCTGAATCACTACCTGGTGCACCTGACGATCCGTTATCAATACACAAGTAAACTCTCAAGTCACTATTTACAACATAATATTTTGAATTATATAAACTTGACTGCTTTGAGTTGGGTGACTGATTAATTATGCTATAATCATGTCGATACATATCGTATCTTGTATTTGCAACCCAATTATTTCTTTTAACAACTCTTCTTATATTAGCACTAGAAATTTTCTTACCAAATAATATTGTGTCTTTATTATGGGAAAGATTTTGAAAATTATCAACAGGATCCGATGGCCAAAAGGTAGAGGTTGTTCTACCAAAACCAGGATTAGTATCGTTGATAGGATTTGATAATCCTAAAAACACATAATAAGAATTTGATGAGTCTAATATAGAGTCAACGAAATTATTTGCATTAATTATTCTAAATTGATCTGTAACTATTGCTGGCATATTTATAGTTTTTTTATATATTTATAACAGTTTATGGAGTCTTAGGTAAAGCACCAGTTTTTCTAAGTGTATAATCTCCACCCGACCTTTGAATTGATGGGAATGTAGATAAACCTGAATTCACTTCGAATTTTCTAACATCTATTGATAAAGGTGAATCAGATCTAGTTAGAGATGATAATTTACCAAATGATAAAGTACCAATGTTAGGTAAAACACCAGTATCCAGTGAACTGTCAGGAGCAGTCACAGTTGCTTTACATTGTATTTCTACACTTGAACCGGATCCATTCTTAGAGGACACTTGATATATATTATCAAAGAATGTTGTTCCAACACCTATTATATTATTATTACCAGTTGATGAATATGTTTTTATTAATGATGTAACACCATGACCATTTGTTGTGTTACTAATGAATATGTAATCAGTGCTTGCTAAACTACTAAAATCACCTCCATCAGTTCTTGATACATCAAATGTAATAGTCGATATGCCACTTGTAGCAACTCTTATTCTAGTGATAGTTGCAGAAAAACCAGAGACTGCTCCAACTTGAATTATTTCAGTTTCTCTAACAGGAGGTTGAACAAGAACACTAGGAGCAACCGTATATCCAAAACCTGCATTGGTAATTGTAACTCCGCTGATACCTCCATTATTCACGCTTACTGTGGCAGTGGCAGTTATTCCAACTCCAACTCCAATTGATGGTGGAGCACTTATGCTTATTGTTGGTGCAGTTGTATAATTGCTTCCACTTGAAGCGATATTTATAGCATTTACCTGACCATTTGAAACTGTTGCTGATAGTATACCAACTGTTGGTAGAATATTATTGTTAATTAATTTAATGTTAAAGGCGGGACTTACTTCATCCTCATAATTAAAGAAATTAGCATTATCAACATAGAGTTTAGAAGAACCTGTAACAATACGTTTTATTACTTTCGCAGTAGGATATATTTGAGTTGCGATAGAATCTCTTGTTTTAGGTACAATTCTACCATTAATAATTTTATCATTCTTTTGCTTGTATACATTTAATGGTTTGAAATTAATTTCATCTATACCCTGTCCTTCGTAAACATTAGTTTCAAATCTATCTTTGCT